TGGTCTACACTACGTACAACTATTGTAGTACCTACTGTTGAAAATACTACAGAATATAGCTTGACAAACGCTGGAGAACGTGTTAAAATATATAGTGTCATTAACGACACATCAAACTTCTTTATGCACTATCAAACACCTAACTGGTTTAACAATGCTTATTACATATCTGGTGAAGTAACTGGTAGTCCTGACTCATATACCTTTAGTGGTATTGACAGTAACGATGATACTAAAGTAAGAGTATACCCTAAACCATCAGGTGTGTTTAGTTTACGTTTTGATTTAATTGCTAGGGAGCCTGAGTTATCTGGAGATGCAGATACTACAGTCTTACCTAAGAATGCTATTGTCCACAACGCTGTAGCTTTGTTGGCTAGAGAACGTGGTGAGACAGGCGGCACTACAGCACAAGATTACTTCTTGATTGCAGATAAGCACTTGTCTGATGCTATTGCATTAGATGCTTATAAGAATCCTGAAGAATTTATTTACACGGTTCCATAATGGCTCAGAACAGAGAACATATTTATATTGCTGCTCCGGGCTTTAAGGGACTTAATACACAAGACTCCCCAGTAGCTCAGGACGCAACCTTTGCTGCTATTGCTGAGAACGTAGTAATAGATAAGTTTGGTCGTATTGGTGCACGTAAGGGGCTAGACAAGTTAACAACTAGCACAACACCATTAGGGTCTAGTGACGGCATTGAGTCTATCTTTGAGTTTGTAGACCAAAGTGGTGACATTGCAGTATTCTCTACTGGTAACAATAAAATCTTTAGTGGCACTACTACACTAACTGATATTACACCCGCTGCATACACTGTTAGTGCAAACAACTGGAAGATTGTAAACTTTAACAATCACGCTTATTTCTTTCAGCGTGGACAAGAGCCACTTATCTACACTGATGAGTCTGGTAGTGGAGTATTAGAGAAGTTTAGTGACCACAGCCATGCTACAGGAACACCACCTTATGCTAATGAAGCTCTAGCAGCCTTTGGTCGTATCTGGGCTGCTGACGTTACTGGTAACAAGTATACGCTATACTGGTCTGATCTATTGGCAGGCCATGCTTGGACAGGTGGCTCTTCAGGCTCACTAGACTTAACTACTGTGTGGCCTACAGGATACGATGAGATTGTAGCCTTATCAGAGTTTAACGACTTGTTGGTTATCTTTGGTAAGCGTAGTATTCTATTGTACTCTGGTGCAAGCTCACCGTCCTCAATGGTACTTGCTGATGTCATTACTAACATTGGATGTATTGCTAGAGACAGTGTGCAGTCTACAGGAACAGACTTGTTATTCTTGTCTGACTCTGGTGTACGTAGCTTAGGCAGGGTTATTCAAGAGAAGTCTAACCCTATTGGTGATGTATCTATCAATGTACGTGATGAGCTAGTACAGGCAGTAGCAGTAGAGACAGGCAACATTAAGTCAGTCTACAGTGAAGAAAATGCTTTTTACTTACTGATACTTCCTGAAGTAAACAACATTGTCTTTTGTTTTGATGTAAGAGGTAAGTTAGAAAATGGTGGTAACAGGGTAACTACATGGCCCTTTACTGGCATCTTGTGTGGCACTACTACAGATGACAATAAGATTTACTTTGGTAACTCTAAAGGTATCAATGAATACTCTGGTTTCTTAGACGATGGTTCTACTTATACTATGAAGTATTACACACATAGTTTATCTTTTGGTGATGCTAGTAGATTAAAACTTTTAAAAGAAATAACATTTACAATTGTAGGTGGTCAAGGGACAAGTCTACTACTAAACTGGGGCTATGATTATACTGAAGGATACACCAAGCAACTGTTAACAGTAGACGATGCGTCTATTGCAGAGTACGGAGTATCTGAGTACAACGTAGAAACTTCACAATACAATTTTTCTATTGTTGTAAACAAAGCAACAACAAAAGCTACAGGCTCTGGTAGAGTAGTAACTATTGGCTTAGACGCAACTATTAACGGCAAAGCCTTCTCAATACAAGATGTAAACATTGAAGCATTTATAGGTAGAACAATTTAATGAGTAACTATACTAAGACTACAAACTTTGCAGCAAAAGACTCACTACCTTCAGGTAACGCTGCTAAGATTGTCAAAGGCACTGAGATTGACACAGAGTTCAATAACATTGCAACTGCATCAGCAACTAAAGCAAATACTAACAATGCTGCGTTAACTGGCACTACTACCTTTGAGACTATCTCTGATGGTACTATTGCTATTACTGCGTTTGTAGATGAAGACAACATGGCATCCGACAGTGCTACGTTGCTACCTACGCAACAGTCAGTCAAAGCCTACGTAGACTCACAGGTTACTGCACAGGATCTTGATGTAACTGATGGCTCCACTAGCATTGACATTGACCTAGACTCAGAGTCTCTAGGTATCTTAGGTGGCACAGGTATTGACTCCACTGCTTCAGGTACTGGAGTAACTCTTGCTATTGACTCTACTGTAGCTACGCTGACAGGCTCACAAACGCTGTCTAACAAGACTTTGTCTACCCCTGTGGTATCAGGTAACTTGACTACTGATGGCCTCTTAGATGGACGTGACGTAGCTGCTGATGGCACTAAGTTAGATGGTATTGAATCAGGAGCTACTGCTGACCAGACTGCTGCTGAGATTAAGACTGCCTATGAGTCTAATGCAGACACTAATGCCTTTACTGATGCTGATGAATCTAAACTAGACGGTATTGAAGCTAGTGCAGATGTAACTGACACAGCTAATGTAACTGCTGCTGGTGCCTTGATGGACAGTGAGCTAACCAGTGAAGCATCAGTCAAAGCCCTGAACCAAGGCGTAGCTACTACTGATAGTCCTACGTTTGCTGGTGTTACTTCTCCTGTCACAGGTAATGTCACAGGCAACCTTACTGGTAATGTTACAGGAGATGTCACAGGAGATCTAACTGGTGATGTTACAGGTAACGTAACTGGTAACTTGACAGGTTCTATACTTACTGCTGCACAGACTAACATTACAAGTGTTGGTAACTTAACAGGTTTAGGAGTTTCAGGAGCTACTTTACTTGAAGGTAACTTTACTGCTGCTGGACAAACAGGCATAGCACTGTATGCTAATATTTCTAACAAACGTGTAGGTATTCAAACCGGCTCACCTACTGTGTCTTTAGATATTGGTTCTGCTACTGATGCTGTTCATGTACCTGTAGGAACCACTGCACAGCGCCCTACAGGTGCTGCTGGTATGTTTAGATACAACAGTACTACAGGTGGCTTTGAAGGCTATACAGACGCTTGGGGAGCTATTGCTGGCGGAGGTGGTGGAGTAGCGCCTAGCATTGACACAATGACAGGTGACGGTTCTGATACTACACTTACTCTTACTAATGCTCCTACTAATGAGAATGCTACCTTTGTAACTATTGATGGCGTAGCTCAACACAAAAGCACTTATAGTGTCTCTGGTACTACTTTAACATTCTCTACTGCACCTCCTACTGGGTCTGCTGTAGAAGCTATTACACTTAACACTACATCAATCAGCACTGCTTCTATCCTACAGGACGCTGATGGAAATACCAAAGTACAGGTAGAAGAGTCCAGTGATGAGGACAAGATACGCTTTGATACTGCTGGTACTGAGCGTATGATTATTGATAGTACAGGTGTTGGTATTGGTACTAGCTCAGCTAACTACACTTTAACAGTAAAAAAAGACGTTGATGACTACATAGCCAAACTTGAAAATGATGGAAACTCGACTTCATCTAATGGTCTTTGGGTTGATACAAGGTGGAACACTTCAACAAATACTGTTTTTAAGGTAACAACGAACAGTGGGTCTACTGATGTTATTACTGCAAAAGGTGATGGCAATGTGGGTATTGGTACTAGCGATCCTAGTGCTGTTCTAGAAGTAAGGGGTGTTGCTCCGAACTATACACTAGCGGCTACAACATTCTGGGGTGGGACAACAAATAACGATGACCATAACGGGATTATGCTTAGCTCCTATGGCAATGCGTTAGGCGGCTCTGTCGGTTCTAATTTAACTTATACAAACTCTGCTACGCCATCACAAACAAATACAGGCAGAAGTTCTGGTGAAATTCAGTTTGGGAATACCACTACTAGCGGAAGAACGTCAGATATTAAGTTTGGTGGCTATGTAAAAGGCTCCACTACTTTTAACCAACGCATGACGCTTGACTCCAGCGGTAATCTTTTGGTGGGGACTACTGATAGTAATGTTTATAACGATGTCACAGGCACAGGTACAGTTATCCAAAGTAACGGTATCATGCAGTTGGCGGCTAATAACGGAACTCCGTTGTATGCTAATAGGCAGGGTAATGATGGAGACATTATAGACTTCCGCAAAGGCGGCTTACCCGTAGGTAGTATTGGTGTTGGCTCAAGTGATTTATTAATAGGAAAAGCTGACATACAAGATTGTTTCCTTCGTTTTGGAACTGGCGGTTCAGCCATTACTCTTTGTGATAGTGGCGGCCTGAATAGCAACGACGGTCTAGTTGATTTAGGTCAAAGTAATTACCGCTTTGGCGATATTTATGCCACTAACGGCACCATCCAAACCTCTGACCGTAACGAAAAGCAAGACATTGAAGAGCTATCAGATGCGGAGCAACGTGTTGCTGTAGCGTGTAAAGGTCTGTTGCGCAAGTTCCGCTGGATAGATGCAGTAGAAGCTAAAGGCGACGATGCTCGTATCCACTTTGGAATCATTGCACAAGACCTACAAGACGCATTTACTGCTGAAGGCTTAAACGCTGGACGCTACGCAATGTTTATATCAAGCACATGGACTGATGAAGAAACTGGTGAAGAACGTACACGCTTAGGTGTGCGCTACTCAGAACTACTCGCCTTCATCATCTCAGCAATCTAAGGAGAACAACTAATGGCTTTAACAAAAGTTACAGGTGGCCTATTAGGTAACCTCCCCACAGGCACAGGCAACGTAGCAGTAGGTGATACTGCAC